AGACGATGAAGCCCGCGCCGTTCTGGAACGAGAAGCGCGAGGCCGACATGATCCGCCGCTTCGGCGGCCGCAACACGCCCGGCTTCCAGCGCAACGTGCTGGGCGAACACGGCCAGTCCGAGAACCCTGTGTGGCCGTGGGCGGTGATGCTGCCCAACGTGGTCGACATGCCCGGCTACCGCGTGATCAAGCTGCACGCCGATGCCGAGGCCGACACCCTGACCATCGACGTGCGCGGCGTGCGTTTGGTGCTCAACGAGGGCCGCAAGGTCGGCGAGTACGTCTGGCACCAGGACAGCAGCATCGCGCTGCGCGAGATCCTGCGGGGCGACGACGCCGGCCGCCGCAAGGCCTTCCGCGACATCCTGCGCCCGCACGTGCCGGGCGCGGGGCAGGGCGTGTTCTGGGCTGGCGCCGACCTCGGCGAGCGCAACGACCCCACCGAGATCATCCTCAGCGAGGAAGTGGGCACCGTGCTGCACGACCGTGTGCGCATCCACGCGAAAGGGTTCCCGTACCACCTGCAGGAAGAACTGATCGCCGCGATCGACGGGCTGTTCAACCACCTGCCGTTCTGGGGCGTCGACCTGGGGAGCGCCGGTACCACCGTGGTCAAGGACCTGATCAACGTCGACCGCTTCGCCGCGTGCGGATTCGAAGACCGCATGATCGGCTTCCACTTCCAGCAGAACGTCGACTGTGTGGGCGAGGACGGCGAGGCGCTGGAGGAAGACGACACCCGCACCGGCGAGCGCAAGACCACCCACGCCCCCGCCAAGCACTGGGCCACCCAGTGCATCACTGCCCGCATGCAGTCAGGCGGCTACGCGATGGCCTACGACAACGACGTGCTCAACGCCATGGCGACACAGACCGCGCGCCCCGGCGCGAAGTGGCCGATCTACAGCAAGCAGGACGACCACATTCCTGATGCGCGCCGCCAGCAGATGCTGCGGCGTTTGCGATCGCTCATCGATGACGGCGGGGCGCACGATGTGTTTGCAGTCGGATCGGTGCAGAGGCGCGCGGCGTGAATACAAATCAGCTATCCAGCAGCCTGGGCTTCTGCCTGACTCTTACGCTGGGAAACCTGCACTGGAAGCGTAAACGTGTAGGTCAGGAAAAGTTCGCAGAAGCTCCCCAGCTGGTCTATCTCTGCCTTGGTGAATTCTTCGTCGCCATGTGCGCCTTGGTTGCCGTCTATCCGGACAAGATGCGCCCAATCTTTCAAAGCTTCTGTGAGGCGACCGGCGGCATGCAGAGCATCAATGCGCGATTGCAGTCGCTTGGGCGCCAGCGATTCGTCCAGGGCTTGAGTCGCAAGATCGAGCGCCTTTCGATACATCGCTGCAGCAGCGTCAAACTGCCCTCTCCGGGCGTTGTCCTGACCTTGCAGGAAGCTTCTGCGGACACCGTTCGGAACGTCCTCAGGGCAGCTGGGTTGGGGGGGCGAAGGATAGCTCTGGATCTCTGTGACGTTGAAGTCAGCCTTCCCGTCGTCGAAGTTTCCGATTCTCTGTTCCACCCAATCCCACCTGCTCGCGTAGTACTCGACGCAAAGAATGCGCTGGCAGCCTTGGCACACGAAGACCGCCACACCCTGGTTAGGTCCCATTTGCGCTGCATCAAGAAGGCGAAAAGTCATTCGCTCAGCGAGGCAGTGGGGGCAGGTGCGTGTAAGCACGACCATGTGATGTCGCTCCAGTTTGTCGATACATCCTTTTTACACGGATCGGAAGAAGCATGAACATCCTTTCCCCCCGGGCTTGGTTTCGCGGCAAGTCCGCCGCCGCCACCCAAAACCAGGGCGGCGCGATCGCGGCTGTCACGCGCGAGTCGACGTCGATGGGCGTGTGGCACAAGGAACTCGCCGCGTGGGAGCCGCGCGCGGTCAATCCGCATCTGTACGAGGCACTGAAGGAAGCCATTCCCATGCTCGACGGTGGCGTCAGCCGCCTGGTCACGCTGGACGGCATCATCGGCGTGGAGGGGGGCAACGACCGCATCACCGGGATCATCGACGACTGGATGCAGAACGTCCCGGTCAATGACCTGGAAACCGGCTTCCAGGCGATGTACGCGTCGCAGGGCGAGGAGCTGTACGAGCAGGGCATCGGTGTTGCCGAGTTCGTGTTCGACGCCAAGGGCCGGGAGGTGATCGGCCTGCGCGTGGCCGACAGCAAGGGCATCGGCTTCGTGCGCGGGGAGACGCAGCTGCACACGTTCTACCGGCCGCCCAGCCGCCGCGGTGACCGCCGCGAAGATGGCCTGGGCAACGTGGAGCAAATCCTGCGCGGCAACGCCTGCGCGCGCGACATGATGGCTGCGCTGGTCGGCATCGGCTGCGTGGAGTTGGACGCATCGCAGTGCATGTTCGCCGTGCACCGGCCCGAAGCCGACAATCCCTACGGCACCAGCGTGCTGCGCAGCCTGCCGTTCGTCGCGCAGATCCTGCTGCGGATGCAGAACTCCACGGCGCGGCTGTGGGAGCGCTTCGGCGATCCGTCGTTTCACGTGGGCTACAAGACCGCCAACCGCAACGTCGACTTCGCCGAGGCCAACAAGCGCGCCGGCAACATTGCGCTGGAGCTGGGCCGCTCCATGGCGGCCAAGGCCCACGGCAACAGCGTCGACCTCGCCACCGGCGTGGGCAAGGACGACGAGATCAGCATCAACGTCATCGGCGCCGTCGGCGAGGCCATGGCGATCGAGATGCCGGCCCGCCACATGATCGAGCAGATCGTCGCCGCGTTCGGCATCCCTGCGTGGATGCTCGGCATCAGCTGGGCGCAGGCCGCCGGCATTGCCGAGCCGCAGGCCGAACTGGTGATCCAGGACGCGAAGACGCGCTTCGCGCGTCGCCTGCCGGGTCTGCGCCGGCCGGTGGAGGCCATGCTCCGCGGTCGCGGCATCACCTGGAAGCCCGGCGACTGGCAGCTGGTGCAGCACCTGCCGAACCTGCACGACGAAGTGAAGCGCGCCCAGGCCGAGTTCCTGCGCGAGCAGGCGCGCATGATGCGCGGCGAGAGCGGCGACCCGACCGACGCCACCCTGCGCGGCCTCGACAACAACCTGCGCACCAGCCGCGCCCCGTCACGCGCGAAGGCCCGCAAGGCCGCCAGCGACGACGAGGGCGAACCGCGAGCGGAACCCGATCCGCAGCTGCCCGCGCTCGAGGTCAGCACCACCGACGCGATGCTGGCCGACTGGACGCAACTGCGCGACGACGTGCTGCGCATCCTCGGCCTCGACACCCCATCGAAAGCGGCCGCGCTGAAAGCGGGCGAGGGCGATGACGACTTCGGTTTCATCTTCGATCGCAGCCGCCTGCCGGATCTGCTGGCACGCGGCAACCGGGCCACGCCATCGATCGCCGGCAATCTGCTCGGCGGACAGACCGGCGCATGGGATCGCGGCATCATCAACGCCGGACTGGAACTGATCGCCGGCTTTGACGCGCCGGAAGTGCAGGCCGCCATTGCCGAGCGCCGCGCACAGATGCGCCAGCACTACGCCGAGCAGGGGCTGGAACTCGTGCGCGGCGGCATGTCGCGTCGCTACGAATCCAACATCGTCGCCCTGCTGTCGTCCGGGGCCTATGACGGCCAAAACCCCGCGCAAGTTGCCGCCGATCTGCAGCGCCGCTTCGGCGGTGGCGAGAACAACTGGCGCGTCCTGGCGAGAAGCGAAATCACCTGGGCGCAGGCAGACGGAAAACTTGATGGGTATCGCGAAGCGGGGGTCGAAGAGTACGACTACGAGGACTCCGACGACGGCAAGGTTTCTGACACGTGTCGTGCCTTGGCCGCAGCAGGTCCATACGACATCAATGACCCAGCGTCGCCGATTCCTGTTCGCGACAGCCATCCAGAGTGCCGCTGCTCGGTACGCGCACGCGTATAGCGCGTTGCGTCAGCACAGGAGGCGACGCTAGCGCGTGATCCCCGGAAAGTCCGCTCCATCAAGCCCATCGCGCGCATGCGCGGCAGCCGAACGGAGCAGGACATGACCGAACAGCACGACATCGCCGAACTCCGCAATCTCCCCGATGCGGAGCTGATCGAACTGCTGCCCGCAGCCGACGCCGAGAAGCTGGCCGCGCTGCGCGCTGCCGAAGCCGCAGACCCGAAGCCGCGTGCCGATGTGCTGGCTGCGATCGACGCGGCCATCGCGGCGCTGCCCGCAACCGGTCAGCGCACCGACACCGAGCGTGCCGCCGTGGCGGGCACGCAGAAGCCGCTCACGAAGGCGGAGCGCAAAGCAGCCGAACGCGGCGGCGCCGAGAAGGCGAAGCAGAAGAATCCACCGCCTGACGCACCGCCCGCCGATGCGCCGGCGCAGTTCGGGGCGGACGCCGCCCCCGCGTGGCAGGCCGAAGACTACGACGGTCCGATCACCATTCCGCAGGCCGAGTGGCGCCGCGCCAACCTCAAGCCGGCCCGGGCGGTGCGCGAGAAGTGACGGGCACGACGCGCCAGAAATCGCTGTCCGTGCGCATCAAGTCGGCCGGCGCGCCGAGCGAAGCACAGCTGACGGCGATCGCGTCGTACACGCTGGCCGAGATTCCGGCCGAGAAGCTGTACGTGCGCACGTTCGCGCTGGCGCACAACGGCATCGACCGCGACAAGGAATGCTTCGACGAGGCGCTGCTGGCGAACTTCGCCGACACGCTGCCGGGCAAGGGCCTTTTCATCAAGCACCCGTCCG